AGATCTTCCATCCATGACAAAACAGAATAAGGCGAATGGACAGATCAGCACCCAACTCATTCACATTTTTAGAGCAGCCGTTCTCCTTAAATTAATTTATGCTTGTTCGCCCACTTGCTTCATGTAAGCAATTTTTTCTTCTTTGGTTTTGCATTCTGCCAAAGATTTAGGGCCTGATTTATTTCCACCACCACCTTGGAATCCACCGCCACCAGCTTGAGAGCCTTTCAAAATCGAATCCTTGTACTGGTATCCACCAACCAAAGTTTCTAAGGCTTCGTCAAAGTCTGCGATTTCACCAGGGCGAGTGCGTGAATAGATTTTTTGACCATCTGAACCAACTGCCACGACTTTGCCGTTTTCAATCTGGAAGTTTTTTCCAAATGTGGCCTGAATCATGTCTACTGGCACAGCGATGTTGTCTTGAATGTACTTAGAACGAGCGAAACCACCGCCAATCAATTCACTGTGTAATTGCTGCTGCACAGAATCGCGCTCAGTGGTTAATTGCTGAATTTGTGGTTCATAGGTCTGCTTGAGTGCTTCAGTAATTTCAGCCTTCACCTTGTCTACCTCACCTGCATCCACAAGTTTTTTAGCATCCAAGTTTTGAACAATGTTTAATGCTTCTTTTACTTTCACTGGGTCAAGCCCTTCAAAAGCCTTAGCCTGCGCTTCAAATTGTTCTTTGGCTTCGCGATGAGTTTTAGCTTCACCATTCAGGCGTGAAATCGTTGCTACTGTTTGCGGTGCATCAAACGCTACTTCTTTACCATCATCATGAACATAAACAGGCTTACCATCCTGAACCACTACGTGACCGTTTTCGTCTAATTTCAATTTCATAAGTCATCCGACCCTATTTCTAAAATGAGCATCCGCTCGTTACGCTGTCCGCATCCGCTTTCAGCAGGCAATAAAAAAGCACCTCGGAAGGTGCTCTATTTGGATTTGGTTTGCTAATAGCCACCAGGCATCACTTTGCAGTTCATTCCAATTTGAAATACAACTCGATGTCCTTCGTTGTTCGGGTGTTTTGATGTGATGTATGGATGCCCATGCACTGTAAACCCCTCAACAGTTTTGATGTCACCAACTTCTGCGTACTGTCGATAATATGGACCTGTTTTAGTTATCAATATTTTCATAACCCTACCGCCTCAAATGTCTTCCCATCCACCGCCCTAAGCTCCGCCAACGTATACCCACGCTTATTCAACGGATCAGCAAACTTATCCAAGCTGTATTCACCTTTCTGGTACAACTCGAACTTCGATTTACCCAACCATTGGCGCTGAAATGATTCATCCTGATCATCAAACCAAGTCTTAAACGATGTATTTGCATCAACCTGACCAATAATGCCGTCACGTTGATCCTTTGGAATGTCTTTAACTTTTCGCGCATCAGCCACAAATGGCCTTAAACCTGCGACATTCCCATCCTTGTCACATGGCGCATAAGTAGTGCGGTTATGTGGATGAACTGGAAAGCGTGGTCGTTTTGGATCATCAATCGCAAATACGGTTCCATCAATTGAGGCGCAGTACTTACATGTTCTGCCATCAAGTGTGGCAACGACTTTCACATAGTCATAGCCAAGTGCTTTGTAGGTATCGATGTATGTCGCATTACCAATATGACTTCGTGCTGTACGAACCTGCCGCTCTATCGAACTTCGACTTGATTCAAGCAATCCGTCCTTATAATCATTCGCTTTGCGACCTTTGATCCGCTGAATGATTTGCTGATTGGTCTGCCCTTGTGAAATACCATCACGAATGACATATTCCACTTTCTTTCTGAGCGAAGCAGCAATATCGGCAAACAGATACTCAACCAACTGACCGCCAGCAAATGGTGTACTCTTGATGGTCTTGTAAATCTTTTCCGCATTTACGACTGCCGCCGATCCAGCAATTAGTTTTGCTGAATATGTAGCTTCATACATTGCCAGCTGCAAAGCCGACTGATCAAACTCGTCAAACAAATCGACATCTAAGGACTTGAACCACTCATTCAGAATAGATCGAATCTCTTGAATGTTTTTGCTGGTTTTGTTTGTGCCTAAAAAGTTAAAACTCTGTAGCGCTTTGCGTTCTGACTCTGACAACTCGTTTAAAAGTTCACTGAGTCGCTGCAATTGTGCATCAGAGATCTTATTAAATTTCGCTGTCAGCTCATTTACAGCTTGAGATGATGCACGATACAAATACGCAGAATGTTGGCTCAGCGCATCAATTAAGGCTTTCTGCGCTGAAGTGTTCATATTTACTCACCATCATCAGGCGGGTTATTCACACCACCATCATTTTGCTGTTCAAGTTTCTTAACAACATCTTCCCATTTATCTTCAGGAAGTGTTCCGGTTTGCTCATAGTGATACCAAACATACCAAGGGATACTGCCATTCAAACAAGCCTCGTAAATTAAACGAGAACGCACAGGATCGTATTTAGGCTTATTAAAATCTTGAGCGATGGTAAAGCTAAGTTGATTTGGCTTTAAGTCGTATTCAGGCATCACAAACTTTGCACACCAGCGCAATGCATTGGTGAATGCCTCAGACACATTAGCAACCACCAATGACAAAACAGAGTGTTGAATCGAGCTGTCATTATCTGCTTGGGTTGCTGTCTTGTTGGCAGAACCAACCTCAATCAAACGCGCACCCAGTTCTTTCATCTGGTTCCACTTGTCATTCATGCGTTCATACGCAAGACCATTCTTTTCAGCTTGGACCATCTTCGCATCAGTCGGGATGCCAGAGCGGCTACCAACACTAGCACCAGACTCTTTCACCATTTTGTACTGCTCGGTAGTGATGCTTGGAAAGCACAAGGTAGGCTGGCCAACAATGAAAGCTGATTCCTCAACATCTGCTGTGCTGCAATAATACGAAAGCTCCATGGTGCCTAATTCATACAAAGGCGCAGTTCCAATTTCATCAGAGTTATCAACCGCTCCACAGAAAGTGAAAGGGATGTAATCCCAAGGCTTGCCGTGATAGTCGGTCGGGATAAACTTATCTCCCTCCACCCACTCGCCTTTTTCGTTCTTGGTGTGAAGTTGAACCGTGTAAACATGACCACCATTTACAGCTTCTTCTAGCGTTAAGATTCGATATTGATCAAAAGACTCAACACTAAAACCATTACGCTTTTTCACCGTTTCAAGCAATTTCACGAAACTTAGCTTCTTTTGATTGCCGACGACAATGTAATCCCAGTCCTTGATTGCTGCGGCATTAATGATATGAATCATCGGAAAAGCACCTTTGTTCTTTTCCTCTTCCTTGTTCTTACTTGGAGCAACAACAGGAAAATCCACATATACACCGCAACGATAATTCTTATTTACCAGTCGGGTCGCACGTTGCGCACTCTGCCAGATAGAACGACCTGCACCATCTGCATTACGCTCCAAGTATTCTAAGTCGTTAGGTCGATTGAAAATTGGAGTTTTCCCAAAAGCCAAACCAATATGACTTGCCAACGTTCGACTTGTTACACCGGGGAAGATGGCACGAAGCAAATATTCTTCATATCGCGCACTTCCTTTCTGGTCATTTTTAGTCTTAAACAGTGCTGGTAAAGGCAGATACACTTCACGCTTTGCCTTAATAACCTCCTGACCACCACAAACATCATCCAGCTTATTCCAAGTATTAATGTGCTTATCATAGTCAGCATGTGTTGTTGTAATGCTCATATTAGAATCCAAACATTGGTATATCGATGTGAGTCACTTGTGGTGCCTCATTTAGTTCATTGAATGCATCACTACAACCATCCACCTGGTCGTCATGCACGCCATTAGGAAATACACGAAGCTCTTTGATTAGATCCTTATTCCAGTCACCTCGAAGCATTTTCACATTGCCAATATTGACCTGTGCTGCAAAAGGTTGTGCTCGCGTCACCTTGTCACCTGATACCGGTTCAGCTTTCACATTAAATCCCGATAACATGGTGATAAAGTTTTTAGCCTGAGATTTACCTGCCTGTCCCGGATCTTGTGGAAGTCGAACCATCACATCAAATCCATCCATTTGGGCGGTTTGTTTAATGGTATTTTCCACACCATCGGGTCCCCACTGCCCACGCACCATATCTACGATGTAGATAATATTGTCCGCAGTTTTTAGCATTCTTGGACCAGCTGTGTAGTCACCCTCGTTTTCAGTGGCAGCCAAGTCCCAAGCACGAACTTCTTTCACAAATTCTGCCGGTAGTGCATCAACAATTTCAATTCGATCAGGCTTAAAAAAACCGCCTGCTGGCGGTGATGGTAACTGTCTGTACTGACCTGAGAACACATAGGGAGCTGCATCCTCCATGACTTTTAAACGTTCAATAGAGTGTTTTTCTGGCCATAATGCCGAACCATCGGGCTGAATAGCGGATAAGCATAAATGCTCCCATTCTTCACCATTCCCACCATCAAGCAACCACCCTGACAAATCACCTTCATGCAATCGCTGCATAATCACAATGATTGGTGTTTCTGGTGAGTTTGTTCGTGACTCAAGTGTATTTTGAAACCATTCAATCACATTACTACGAATAGTATCTGAATTTGCTTCAGCGGCTTTGTGAGGGTCATCGATGATAATCGCACCACCAAACTCTTTACGGATCTTACCAGCACCAAAACCCGTAATCGTACCGCCTGTGCCTTGAGCATAACAAACACCGCCAGCTACAGTGCGCCAGTCATCTTTTGCCTTACTGTCATCGCGTAAAACCAAATCAGGAAATACACGCTTGAATGATGGCTCTTGTACTAAATTTCGAGTCTGAAATGCATTGTTTGCTGCCAGCGTTGCCGAGTAACTGATATGAATGAACTCACAATCAGGGACCTTACCAAAACACCATGCCATAAAATTAATTACTGCAATCTCTGTTTTAGAGTAGCGCGGTGGAATATTGATAATGAGCCGCTTTGTTTCACCACGATAAACCTTCATTAAAGCATCACATAAAACACGGTGGTGCCAGTTATGCAGCCACTTATATTTTCTGCGTTCCTTGAACATATATCGGGTGAAAAAATAGAGATCTTCTTGAGCCTCTACTTGTAAAGCGAGTTCACGCGCTGGATCAATATTCATCTAATATTTGCTCCCGCGCTTTTTTGTAATCCTCAAGCGGAATGTTGGTGTTTACAGTCTCTATCGGCTTGCCATCTTTACCTGTAATCTCTTGTCGATTAGTGAACTGCCCACCTAGATCCTGCGCTGCTTGCTTCATGATATTTAGCGACATCACAGTATTTCTGGCATTTTTCTCAAGATGCTTTTGATATTGACGAATCCGATAAAACTTCTGAGCAATTGGGATATCAATTAAGCCTTCATCAAACTTCTTACGAGTCTCATTGAAAAGATCCACAAATTTTTTACTTAGATTCTTACCAGCCGCCTTGGTTGGATCATATAGAGCAACTTGAGAACGTTCGATTTTTATTCCATATTCTTGCTTAACAAGCTCCGCAACTTCTTGAGGGGTGTCACGGCATGCAAGAGCTTGAACTATAAATATTTTTACAGGCTCTTTTAGGGCTGCCATAACCACCTCTTTGTATAGCTACGTATAGCAAAATAGGCAAAATAATTAAGCCAACTTCAATAAGCACGTACCGCATGCATGAGCAATATTCGCCTTCCTGATTGTTGGACCATCATTTGCAAGCTCTACCATTTTTTGAACTTCTGGTGATGCGCCATAACGCTGGACGACACCATGGAATTCTTCTACATCATGACCACGCAAAAACAAACGAGGTTCGCCCATTGAGGTGTATTCAAACTCATCAGTATTCTTATTCTTCTTGTGCCCAATATGATAAAGCTCATGCTCTACCAATGCGCAAAAGTCTGTATCACTCATCACCTGACACACGCGAGCATCCAAAGTGATTATGTATTTCGGCACATCGCCAAACCAGTCAATCAATTGGAGTTCTTGTCGATCTTTACGCCAACCACCCACATTAATCATTACTCGCTCAGTTTGGCCCAATACACGACGATCTTTTGCTTCACACTTGGTGTACGCCCAAAGGAATGAGATCTCTGGCGGCTGATAGCTCAATAGGTGCTCATGGTCTGGATTGTAAAGATCGCCCCACTCTTCCAAAAATGTTGTTTGTATCCATGGCCATAAATCATTATTTGCAGGCTCGAAGTGAAGCAGACCACCACTTTCAATAAATTCTTCATCCTCTACATCAGCATTCTGATTGTCTTGGATTGGTGGGTATGGTCTTTTCATATGCAAAGCCTCACTTAAATGCCAAATACGTTCCTGCAACAGCACCCAATACAAAGAGGGTTGTCGCATATAAACCCATCCAATCAAAATTAGACTTCCGCGTATTAACATGAATCTTTTTATCTTTATGCATTGCTCA